TATAAAACCCTAAAATCATTTCAAACATAACTAATTTCCCATCCCATAATAATCTAATATTTGTTGCAATGTTCCTTGTCGCATAGCAGTTTCAATATCTTTTCTTAACCTATCAAAGTTAGTGTAACTATAACGTGGATCATTTTGTAACTTCTCAACTCTAGCAATTATATTTTCCATATAATTTATCTGATTACTTGTTAACCCTTTTTCTGCCCTTACAGACATTGTTTTATCTTTTTGGTCTGATTGTACCTTAGAAACTGATTTGGGCTTTCTACGGCTTTCCTTTCTGCACCAATTCATATAAAACGCATTTAGGTTTGCATATTTCTTTTTGTTTCCGTTTTGCTCATTCCACAATTTTATATCTTCAAATATTTCTTCTGCATCTAAATCACGATCAGTTGCATATTTTTTTAATTCATCTGTTAATACTAAATCAGTTAGCAAACTTTCTTTTTTTATTTTTTTCTTATTATTATATATATAATGGTTATTATTAATGGTTCGTACGTCACCATCTGTCGTAACCAAATGCGAATTTGTCGTAACCATTTTCTGGATGCGACAATCTGACACGTCAAGGGTGTCGTAACCATTTATGTTAGGAAACTCATATAATGACGTTTTATTGGGTCTAAATTTCTTTTTTATAAGACCTAAATCTATCAACATTTCGATCTTTCTTTGAACAGTTCTAATAGAACATTCTGCTCTTTCAGCTAATAATTCTTGTGATGGATAACTGTATTCTGTCGCATCATTATAATGATTAGCCAGATTTATAAATATTAACTTAGCAGTTGGATCACCAACTTTAATATCCAGAGCATAATTTAATGCTTTTATACTCATTTATTTCTCCCTAATAATTGGACTTGTTCCAATCAATTTAAATTTATTTATTGGAAAATGTGCAACAACTCCAAAATCTAAAACATCCTTACGATCTGTTCTCCCACCTAACTGAACATCAAAGTCTGAATTAAAATCGATATATCCCATTACATCTGACCAACAAACTAATAACAATGTCTTGACACTTGTAAGCGCAGATAAACTTCTTGCAGCTTGAACCTTATCCAAACTAATAAACATAGTCTTATATTTGTCCATATTGTAGACACGACACTTGACTTCTATAAAAACAACTATTCTTTTTTTCTTGTAACAAGCAAAGTCAATCTTTTGTGTAAATGGTAGCTTCTGTTTTTCTAACTTATGCATCCCACAAAATTCATCAATAACTGCATTTTCCCTTATTAAATCAGCTTTACTTTCATATATTGGTCTATTCAAAATAAAACTCCTTGTACTGTTGGAATATGACCCACTTCATATCTTTTGTTGTCACCTTTTGGATATGGTTCAACTTTATAATTTAATTTAGAAATCATTTGTTTCTTCTGCTTTTTATCACCTAAAAAATAAATATATCTATGCTTTTGTGGTCTATCTAATCTGTAAAACTTATCTGGATTATTCTGCATTTCTTCAAGAGTATGCTGAGAAGTTAATGTTCTAGAATGTCTATTACTATCTCTTATTCTCCATTCAGTTCTTTTGGCAGATAAACCCGTATAAATAAAGTTTGTCGCTTGATATATATACCCATTATGGTTCATAGATGTATCAGCATATGAAACAATTATTGATGGCTTAGGTAATAGTTTTAAAGAGTTTCCCACTAAAAAAGATGCTTGATTTTTCTTATTATTTAGTAGACACAATCTGTTTAATTCTAAAACTAAGTGTCTATGATCTTCACCACAAACACCAACACATAAAGCTGGTGATGCTGGCATTCCATAGGTTATTATACCATCTAATTTTTTATCAACATATAAACCAAATGAATGCATTATTAAGGGTATTCTTTTAGCGTAATGTATCTTTAATAACCATTCTTCACATTCTTCATGTTTTATTGGTAAAACTTCCATTAGGATTTTTCCTTATTATTATAAAGATCACAAAAATCATCTAAAGGCATCACTATCATAGGTTTTTTTCTATCAGCACATATGACCAGAGCATCAGGTTCTTCTATCCACTCATATATCTGTTTAAATCCATTACCTCTTTTCTTTAATTCAAGAGTATAATCTTCATTATTTAGATTAGCGATGATGTCACCTTTTAACCACGTTGCGCCAGATAAAGGAACACGCTTTGCTTTTATATTGTGAAACTCCAACTTGTGGACAATCTCACGTTCAAATCTTGCTCCCTTATCTCTTTGCATTTTACCCATTAACCCAATCCCTCAATCTAACATCTGATTTACTAATTTCTTCAATCTTAATAATCATATTAACAGATGGAGTTCTTTGACCATTAATCCATCTGTTAACTGTTACATTGCTGACACATAAAGCATCAGCAAATTGTTTTTGTGAGATATGGTTCTCTGATAACCATTCTTTAAGTTTCATTATTTGTTTCCTTTATGAAATAACCATTAACAGTTCTTATCGCTTTCTTAACTTCTCTGTTTTCCCAATATGAATATCTAGTATCACCAATATCATTTACTACACCTTTTTTCATACACATTATATGTCTAGGAATACAAACTATAATATTATCGAGATGTGTAAGTTGATCTAATTTAGTTCTCTCTTTAGAACCAAACTTTACTAAAGAGATATATTTCCACCCATTATCTAATAAGTATTTGTGATAGATTTCTTTATAAATACCATTTCTAGGTGATAAACCATTAGACCTACTTTTCATCTGTTTAGCTATTTTAGTTTTTTTGGTTTCACTATATAGCTTATTGCGAATAAAAAACTGATCGTAAATAGTCATATAATCTTCATCAGTAGCTATAGCTATTGCTCTAGTAACACAATCACCAGTTTCACCTTTGAAATATTTTGATCTGCCACCATCATTAAATTTAAATTGTAATTCCATTGTTTTCTCCCTTTAGTTTATTTAATTTAAAGTCCAGACCTTGCAAAACCATTGATGTAGCTATTAAGTCGTATTTGCTATCTTCGATAACTTTTTTATTTTCAAAAACTGGTGAAGTATATCTCCAAACTTCCCAAAATTTTGTAATTGTATTCTTTTTTAAAGAACAGTTTTCCCAACCATTAAGATAATATTTATTTCTATCTTTAGGATTTCTTTTTATATTTTCCATTGTTTTCTCCCTATCCAAAAACTACTAATAAAAACCAAGCAAATCCAAACATAACAAATAGAAATGCTAACTCTAAAAAATAAACACCAAAGTTTTTTAAAAATTTAATCATTGTTTTTTCTCCCATAAAAAAAGGAATGCGCTTTATGCGCACTCCCTAGAAATTGTAGTCGTAAAATTTAATTGGCTTATTAGATAAACTATATCTAGCACCATCTTTATCTTTCCAACCATAAGCATCGATAAATGATTTGGTTTCACGATCATATTTTTGACCAGATTTATTTAATCTAATTCTAACTATTGGATTAGCTTCATTAGAAGTAATATCCCATTGTTGATCATCTTGATTAACAACCCTATGGGAAAAGCCACCTTGAACTATTTTCTTATCCCATTTGATAGCTTCTGCATTCATTGCTCTTATTTCAAGACACTTATCAGACACAACCCTTACAACTTCATAAGGATTAATATCTGTGTGACCTAAGTAATTAGCAAATTTTTCTGTTATATTAGTCATTTGTTTCTCCCTTGTTTCTCTTTAATAACTACATATTACCACAATGGTTAATGGTGTCAAACAAAAAAATATCTTTTTTGTAAATTATTATTGATTTATTAAAATTAATGCTTAATATCGTAAATATGAGAAATGAAAATGATATTGGATTAGAATGGTTAAGTGTAGATTTAGATCACCTTAGTCCATCACAGTTACTAACTAGCACTCCTAGTTGGATATTTAAATATTTACATCTGGGAAAGGATCGTAGAAAAATTGTTGTAGGTGAAAATGCTGCACTAGGGTCAGCAGTTCATAATGGCATACAGAATGTCTTGTGTGGAATACCAACAATGGATGCTATAAGAGAAGCACAAATTGAATTTGATATGCACGATGCTAATGAAGATAATGCAAAGCGCATTAAGTATCGTGGTATTATTCCACAAATGATACAAAATGGTATTGATGTATTATTAGAAAATGGTTTCTTTGCAGCTATCCCAGAAGAAAAGATAACAACTAGATTTGATGGTGTTAATGTTGATGTTATTGGATTTGTTGATTTAGTTGTGCCTAAAACAATATTTTGTGAAATGAAAACAAAAGCACCTAGAAAAACAAGATTATTAAAAGATGGTTCACAAGGATGGTCAAAAGGTTCACTTCCTAAAGCACCAGAAAAGAATCACGTTATGCAATCAGCTATATATCAAAGAGCATTAAAGATAACTCCATCAATATGCTATATAACAGAAGCTGAAGCAGTCTTATATACACCATTTAATTGTGATGAATTAAAAGCAGAAAACTTATCTAAGTGTGTTGAAGAAATGCGACAAAAAGCATTAGTTAGACAGAATTTATTGAAGTTTAGTGACGATCCCAAAGTTCTAGCTTCAATAGTCGATCCAGATTGGGATCATGCCTACCAATGGAAACTAGAAGATGAATTTTTAGAGAAAGCGAAAAAATTATGGGAGTTTTAATAGATGAGGATAATATGTTAAAAGATCAAGAAAACAGAAAAAAAATATTAATTAGGTCAATAGGTCGATTTAGATCAGAAGCTAAAGTTGATAAATCTGGTAAAAATCCAATGTTTAAATCTGAATATAACACTCTTAATGATGTGTTAAATGCTTTAGACAATATTCAGCAATATGGATTAGATTTTACACAACACGTTCAGCTAAATCATTTAGTGACAACAGTAATGCATTTAGAAAGTGGTGAATATTTTGAAAGCGTTATGGAATTAAATACAGAGAAAGAAACGTACCAGTCCTATGGTTCATGCTTGTCGTATTTAAGAAGATATGCTTTAATGACGATGTTTGGGCTTAGATCAACAGATGATGATGGAAACAGTTCACTTAGGGGTCGTAAGGTTTCTCCCCTTGTTTCTCATAGCCCTACGACCTCTGGGAACACTAGCAATTCCTCCCACGTTAGTGTTCCCCCTTTATCTAAATTAAAAGAAGATTTATCCAAATGTATGACTGCCAAAGAAGTCAATGCATATTGGGTTAAAAACTATTCTGCAAAAGGCAAGCAAACAACTGATGCAGAACTTGAATTATTCACAACAAGAAAACAGGAGTTAAATTAATGAATAGTTGTAATTTTAGTGGCAGATTGCCAAGAGATGCTGAACTTAAAGAAGTTGGTGATTATAAAGTCTGCAATTTTTCCATAGGATCAAATGTTGGCTATGGTGATAACAAAAAGACTTTGTGGATTGATTGTGCCATCTGGGGAAAACAAGGTGAAGCATTAGTTCAGTATTTACAAAAAGGTCAACAAGTATTTGTTGATGGTGAAATATCCACAAGGGAATATGAAAAAGATGGAGTTAATAAAACTGCATTAACATTAAGAGTTAATAATCTTGATTTTGGCGCATCGCCTAAAAATGCAGATGGTCAAACTATGACTAGCACAACTACAATAGCTGACAATAATGCTTTAGATGATGAAATACCATTTTAATGAATAGAGATGATATTTTAAAATCTGCAATGGAATTAATTAATGGTGATCGTGCTAAAGATTATGGTGATGCACATCAAAACCATCAAAGAATTGCTGAATTATGGTCTGTTGTTTTTGGAATAAAAATAACTGTATATCAAGTGGTTCTTTGTTTAATTCTGTTAAAGGTTGCCAGATTAATATATTCTCCAAATAAAATTGATAGTTGGGTCGATATTGGTGGTTATACTGGGCTAGGTGGTGAGTTTGTCGAAAAAGAGAAGAACCAAAAACAAACAGACAAATATCTTTGGGATAAAAAATAAGCGTATTGAAAAATGTGTTTTTTGTGAGATTGGTATTGATCTAGATAATCAGATATTTGTTTGCGATATTAAAGGTGATGTGTATCATGTGGAATGTTTTGATGAAAGGTTAGAAATAATTAATGAAGTTAGAAGAAAAGAACAAGATCAGAAGAAGCAAAGAAAAGATTAGATCAGATCACGCTAAATTTAGCATATGTTTTAAATGTGATGCGCCATTAAGACAAACAAAACAATTTAGAGTTAAACCTACAATGTGTTCTGATTGTCGTGGGGAAGCTAATTCTAGTGATGCAAATATTAGAAAAATACAAAAAGAAATGAAACTTAAACCAATATCACAAACTGAATTAGGTGATGGATCAGTTTTTGAAGATTGTCCAAAAGCAATAAAGGAATATGAATTAGAAATAGGTGTAAAGGGTTACAAACCAAAATCACCAGAAGTGAACTTTGGTGTATCTGATTTATCAAGTATTATGTCTGAAGCACCTAGTAATTACAAAAGGAAAATTGGTTCTGCCAGAGATGGTGTTAGATACAAAAGAAAAGATTTAACGAGGTGATCCTTGACAACAATCTTCAATTACTTGATGACATAATACACATTGTTCATGTCCATTTACATTAACAGTTTGTAAAGTTCCTTGACATCTAGGACATCTGGGCATGCAATGTTTTAATGGTTCTAACCATTCTGCACCAACACCATCTTTGAAAACAGTTTCTTTTTTGTTTTCTTTATCCCACTCTGTCAAAAGTCTTTCCCATTCTGTCATATTTTTTCCTACTTCTTTTCAAATCTTCAACGTATTTTCTATAAAAATAATTACTAATATTATTAAAAAATGTAAATATTCTAAAATTTAAAGGCATTTATCACTCCTTTTTTTTACTAAAATTCAATCCTAAATTCTTGGCTGCTCTTTCGCCATACCAAAAACCCATACTTAATAAGTTTAATTGCCATAACATTTCCATTGTGTCTGGTTCAACATTCCTAGTTAAAAAACCATATATAAAAGCACCTGCTAATAAATAAGTTAATACAGGTCTAACTGACCCTCTTAATATTTGTATTATTGGATGAACTTGATCTCCACGACCCTCATAGGCAACAACAAAATCTCTAAATGAACCCTCTGCTTTTTGTACTGATTTCTCCATTTCCATCTTAGCTTTTTCTTTAGCTTTTGGGTCTGGTATCATATCTAAAACTTTAGACATTGCAGGTTGTAATAATGGCAATAATGCTTGTATCATATCAATAACTCCATATGTTGGGTCTAGGCTCTTGGTCAAAGGTGTCTAGGTGTATGAACCTACCAGATGCTTTTTGTTTAATCCCTATGCCTAAAAAACCTAGATTAATTGCTAATTTCATTATTTTAAACGCTTCTTGTCCATCACAAGCAATGTCAACTGCTAATCCCCTAGTATGAACACCCGGTCTTTTCTTTTGTGCTTCTATGGGATGTTTTGGATCACGAAACCCACTAGTAATAATTAATGGTTTACCATAGGCAACTCTTAATTCTTGTAGTTTGCCCATAAAATGTTCTGTCATAAAACATCGACCTGTAAATGTACAAGCTAGTTCTTTTTCTGAAAAATTAGGATAGTTTTCCCACCTCATGTTTTTCTCCTTTGTCTGACAATTTGTAATGCTTTTTGAAACGAAAAATATTCAATATCATTATTTTCAAAGTATTCTTTTCTGTACCTTTTTGACAATGTTTGTATCTGTTCAGTTGCATTGAATACGCATCTGCGATTATCGATCCCAACATGTGCCAATATATCATAACTCTCTATACCTTTAATATGTTTTTTTCTGCCACTACCATTATTAAAATGATATATTTTTGTAATTCTACTTTTTTCTAATCTTAGTGTTGATGATTTAACTTGCACCCTTAAATATTCATTATCTTTCCACGCTATCAAGTCAACGCTATTTTGTTGCGCCATACTTACTTTCCACCCTAATTCTAATAAAGCACTTGCACATATATATTCACCAATTAAACCTTTGGTGGTTTCAGCGACTTCCATTAAATGCTTCCATTATTTCTTTTATAGATCGTTTACATCCTATACATATTTTATTTTTATCTAACTTACATACTCCAATGCAAGGTGATTTAGTTTCCAACTGGTATTCCAATCATTTGATTTATACCAAATATTTCCATTATTATAAATGTAAAGAATAATAACAAAATACCACCTGCAATTAATTTACCACTAAAATTAGTCGATCCTATTTTTATTGCTATAAATTCATTACCTAATATTCTTAGTATTAACTCAAATGAATTATCACCAATATTAGCTGATACTATTTTTTTATTATTTTCCAATGCTTCTTAAACTTTCCATAACTTTGTCAATATTAGGTTCTTCACTATTTGGGTTATAAATACATTTATATTGTTTAGGACACCACGTTTCAATCATCATTTCATATGTTCTATTGCCACCTAAATAAATACACGCTTGTTTCCCTGTAATTTGTGACTTAATTCTTTTCTTTAATCTACAAGTTGTATATTTAGGTTCTTTGACTTTATTCTGCCATATTTTCTGTTGCTTAGTGTAATCTTTAGGAGTGAATTTATAAGCTTCTGCAAATGAAATATCTGTATTACATAACATAGATAAAGTTAATGGTAAAATTACCATATACTTAGTCATTATATTCTCTAATAATAAAATTATTTTGTGTATTAAATGGTTCTATTGCTTTTGCTCTATCTGCCCAAATCATTGCAATTAACCCAAAAAAACCAAAAACAATAACTGAAACAAAAACCCAACCAATAATATCAAATATTTGTTGGCGCATCTTTTGTTGTTTATACACCATTTCTTGTCTGTCTTTTCTGATCTGACCCTCCATTGCTAATAAATCAGCATACGCTTGCGGCCCATAGGTCATATTTAGAAACATTTTTAATTCATATCTCTGTTCTTCTAATTTCTTTTTAGCAGTAAATGATTGAATAGCAGCTTGCTCAATTGAACCTTTATCAAATAGCTTTTTAAATAATGGTGGATTTTTTGCTTGCTTTTCAGCATTATCAACATCTGAAACTGCACCCATCCAACGTGACAAATCTCCAGACATTTGTTCAATATCCCTACCAACTGCAAATCCTTGTTTGATTGCGCTAAATGCTTTTGATGCCACACCTACGGCTAATGATATGGTTACCGGGTCGATGATAGTTCTCCATTATTTTCCTAAAAATTTTTTTACTGTTTCTGTTTCATAAATGCGAATGCAGAACCATATAATGGATAATACTGAACCAATTAAAGCTGCAAGTTCTGGCAACATACCAAATAAAGAAGCACCTGCAGTTGTTGCAGCAGTCATATCAATAGGTGTTTTATTCATGTTAATTGCCCTTTATTCAGCTTTTTACATTTATATTTTTTCGCTCTATATTCTGGATAATAATAAGGAACTTGTCTTGCTATCTCGATCGCTCTTGCCACACATTGTTCTTCTACTTTGTAAATGTCTTGTATATCTTCTAATTGCATACATTTATTAGGATCAATTAAACTACAAATCATTACAAGACATTTAAACATCTACACCTATTTTTCTGCTTTCTCTTTGGTCATTAATGACTTAGCTAATTGGTCTTTGAAAAATAAATTTGACCCTGTAATTTGGTCTAATTCTAATTTTAAATCACTAGCCTTTTTATCTGTTAACTGTATCTGCATATAATAATATTTTTGATTTTCATCTAAATCTTCTAGCTTAAATTCTTTTCCATCAATATTTAAAACATT